GACTGGGAGCCCTTCGAGGTGTCGCTGGTGTCCGTGCCAGCTGACCCCACGGTCGGCGTCGGCCGCAGCCTGGATTCCACCCTGGAGTCAGGCCCCGATGCAGACCCCCCGGCCGCCGCAACGGCAGCCGCCACTGAACCTAAAACCCCATCCTCGAAGGAGCACAACATCGTGTCTGATGTCACCGTTGACGCGCGCAACCACGCCGTAGAAATTTCCAAGATCGCCCGCGGCCTGTCCGGCGGCGCCGAGATGGCCATGGACGCCATCCAGCGCGGCCTGACCACCGAGCAGTTCCAGGCTGAGGCCATCGCCAAGCTCACCACCGCGCCTGTCCGCACGGCTGACGTGGGCATGACCAAGACCGAAGTCAAGCGCTACAGCTTGATGCGCGCCCTGAACGCGCTGGCCAACCCGTCTGACGCCGCCGCGCAGCGCGCCGCCGCTTTCGAGCGCGAGTGCTCTGACGCCGTGAGCAGCAAGCTCGGCAAGGCCGCCCGCGGCTTCTTCGTCCCGCACGACGTGCAAAAGCGCGACCTGGTGGTGGGCACGGCATCGGCTGGCGGCAACCTGGTGGCCACCGACCTGCTGGCCGGCGACTTCATCAGCCTGCTGCGCAACGCCATGGTCATCATGGGCATGGGCACGCGCATGCTGACGGGCCTGAACGGCAACATCGCCATTCCGCGCCACAGCGGTGCTGGCACCGCCTACTGGGTGGCCGAGTCTGGCGCTCCCACGGAAAGCTCGCAGACCTTCGACCAGGTCACCATGAGCCCGAAGACGGTGGGCGCCTTCACCGACATCAGCCGCAAGCTGCTGCTGCAGTCCAGCCTGGACGTGGAAGCCCTGGTGCAGCAAGACCTGGCCACCGTGCTGGGCCTGGCCATCCAGCAAGCCGCCATCAACGGCACGGGCCTGAGCAACCAGCCCAGCGGCCTGCTCACGCTCATCACCCCGAGCGTGGCCGGCGGCACCGACGGCGCTGCGCCCACCTGGTCCAACATCGTCGAGCTGGAGACGGACGTGTCCGTGGCCAACGCCGATGTGGGCACGCTCAGCTACCTCACCAACGCCAAGGTGCGCGGCAAACTCAAGGGCACGTCCAAGGTGTCGGGCCAGAACGGCTTTGTGTGGGAAGGTGGCGACACGCCGCTGAACGGCTACCGCGCCGCAGTCACCAACGCCGTGCCGTCCAACCTGACCAAGGGCACGGGCACCAACCTGTCGGCCATCGTCTTCGGCAACTTTGCCGACCTGCTGATCGGTATGTGGGGCACGCTGGACCTGATGGTGGACCCGTACACCAACAGCACCTCCGGCACCGTGCGCGTGGTGGCCCTGCAGGACGTGGACGTGGCCATCCGCCACGCCGAGTCCTTTGCCACCATGGTGGACGCGATCACGGCCTAAAGCAGAGGGCGAGGCCAGCTGTGTTCACCGAAGACCTGAGCCCGTTCTTCAACACCGCAGGCTTTGCCATCGGGGCCACCCTCGATGGCGCTGCGGTGCAGGGGATCTTCGACGCAGGTTTCGACGACGCACCGCTGGCCGGCTTCGGCACGGCCGGCACCTCGCCCACGTTTCTGCTGCCCTCAGCCAGCGTGCCCGCTGCGCCCGAGGGCAAGACCTTTACCGTCTCCACCGGCTCCGCGGCGGGCAACTACCGCGTGGCCAACGCCAAGCACGACGGCACGGGCGTTTGCACGCTTGAGCTGCTGCTGAACCGCACCTGACATCTCACTTCCAGTTTAGGAGTCCACCATGACCGTACGTTCTTCCGCCGGCACCACCATCCATCTGTCGGCCGGCATCCCCGCCACCTTCAACGTCGCCGGCTACACGGCGCTCACGTTCACAGCCGTCGGCGAGGTCACTGACCTGGGCGAGTTCGGCCGCGAGTACAACCTCATCACGCACAACCCCATCGGCTCGCGTGGCACGGTCAAGCTCAAGGGCTCGTTCAACGAAGGCAGCATCACCATGCAGCTCGGCTTGGACACCGACGACGCCGGCCAGATCCTGGCCAAGACCGCCAGCCAGTCCGACAGCGACTACTCGTTCAAGATCACCACCCAGAACGGCGACGACTACTTCTTCCAGGCCAAGGTCATGTCGTTCAAGGTCAACGTCGGCAGCGTCGACAGCGTGACCTCGGCCACCATCATGCTGGAGCTGACCACCAACTCAGCCGGCGTGGGCATCATCGAAGACCTGGCCGTCTGATCGGCGCCAGGCTGAACTCGACGAGCCACCTTGAGCACCGACTCGGCGGGCGTCTCCTCTTTGCGGGGGAGCGTCCGCCGGGCACGGGCACACCCCGCAACCCCCGCAAAGACACCCACACCCACCATGTTTGAGATCACCTCCCTCGCCGCCAAGGACACGTTCACGCACCCGCTGGTCAACGCCAACGACGAGCCGCTGCTGGACGCCGCTGGCAAGGCGCTGTCTGTCACCGTCTACGGCCCCGGCAGCAAGCCCTACCAGAAGGCCAACGCCGAGCGCACCCAGCGCATGATGAAGCGCTTGCAGCGCAAGGGCAAGCTGGAGATGAGCGCCGAAGAGCAGGCGCGCGAAAACGCTGCCTTCCTGGCCGCCTGCACCGTCAGCTTCAACGGCTGGAGCTACAAGGGCGACGCCACCGCCTTCGAGGCCGCCTACGCGGACCCGTCCATCGGCTTCATCGCTGACCAGGTGAGCAAAGCCATCGGGGACTGGGCAAATTTTTCGCAGACCTCGCAGAGCAGCTGAGCCTGTACGTCCGCCAGCTGGCCTACCTGCAGACCGCCCCCGAGCCCAAGCGAAAACCCAAGAACCCGCCCGCCGCAGACCACCAACGCCCGCCCACCAGAATGCAACGCCATCACAGCCAAGGAACGCAGCCCCCGCTGCCCGAGCCTGGGCTGGCGCGGCATCTGGTGGACTACCTGCTGCAGGTGGGCCCCACCGGGTACGGCGCGATGGGCCCCGTGCCCCTGAGCCACAGCGAGATTGCCGCCTGGCAAGCCAACACCGGCGTGGATCTCACCGCCTGGGAGGCCACCACGCTGCGCACGCTCAGCATCGACTGGATCACCAGCTCGCAGGCCGCACAGGCTGAGGATTGCCCTGCGCCCTGGGTGGACGTGCACCAGGTCGAGCGCGACCGCGTGGCAGACGCGGTGCGCAACATCTTCGGCGGCCGCGCCCGCCAGCAACGCCAGCCGCAAGGAGCGCACTGATGCAGGCCGGCGCGCTCAACATCAAGCTGATGGCGGACATCGTGGATGTCCAGCGCAAGATGGCGCAGATGCAGCAGCTGGCGCAAGCCACGTCCAACGGCATGGCATCGGCCTTCAGCGGGCTGGGCGCCAAGATTGGAGCCGCGCTCAGCGTGGGGGCCATCGCCGCGTTTGTGAAGCAAACGGTCGACGCCATCGACGCCATGAACGACCTGGCAGATGCCACGGGCGCCAGCATCGAGGAAATCAGCAAGCTCGACCAAGTGGCGCGGCGCAATGGCCAGTCGCTCGACCAGGTGGGCGGCATGCTGGTGAAGTTCAACGCTGCGCTGAAAGAGGCGGACGGCAAAAACGGCGCCAGCATCGCCCTGCAGGCCATCGGCCTGGAGGCCGCCAAGCTGCGCCAGACAGACCCCGCCGAGGCCCTGCGTCAGACGGCGGTGGCCTTGGCCGGCTTTGCCGACGACGGCAACAAGGCCCGCATCGTGCAGGAGCTGTTTGGCAAAAGCGTGCGAGATGCCGCCCCATTCCTGAAAGACCTGGCCGAGGCCGGCCAGCTCAACGCCAGCGTCACCACGCAGCAGGCGGCTGAGGCAGAGAAGTTCAACAAGCAGCTCTTTGCTCTGCAGGAGGCGGCCGGCACTGCCGGGCGGTCCATTGTCTCGGACCTGCTGCCGCCCATGACGGAGCTGCTGGACAAGTTCAACCGCTTCCGCATGAATGGCGGCGTGCTTTCCGGCTTCTTTGACCTGCTGGTTTCGCAGTTCAAGGACGCGCGCGTGCAGGCCACGCTGGAGGAGATCGAGCGGCTGGAAGAGCGCTTGCGCAACCCCAAAGTGACCGGCTTCAACCGAAGCAGTCTGCAGCAGGAACTTCGGCAAGCTACCCAGCAGCTCAAAGACCTGCAGGGGGAGGCGCTCAAGGCCCGCACCGCGCTGGACCAGGCGCTGGGTAGATCGAACGCCGGCGCTGGCCGCGGGGACGACATCAATCCACCGTTTGCGCGTCGAGCGCCGTCAGTGGCTGACATCAACGCCTTGACCCAGGCCCAAACCCGCCAGGACGAGCAAGCCAAGGCCGCAGCCAAGGCGCGCGAGGCCGAGGCCGATCGGCAATCACGTGCCCACCTGGCCTGGCTCAAGCGCGTGGACGAGGCCGAAGAGGCGGCAGAAAAGGCCGCCCAGGCTGAACTCAAGCGCATGGCGGACTTGCAGCAGGCCGAGCTGGAGCTGGCCGCCTCGCGCCAGCTGCGCCAGGTGGCCGCCTACGAGGCCGAAGAGCAGGCGATCGACGCGCGGCTGAAGTCTGCCGGCGACATGCTGCAGGCGATCGAGCGCGAGACGCAGGCGCTCAGCATGTCCAACACCGAGCGCGAGGTGTCCAACGCGCTGCTGGAGCTGGAGCGCCTGGGCCTGGAGAAGGGCACTTACGCCTACGAGGAATACGCCCGCAAGATCCGCGAGGCCATCGTCAACCGGGAAAACGTGCGCGCCAGCATCGAGCAGACGCAGCAGATTCAGCGCGAGTGGGAGCGTGTTTCAGACCAGATCGGCCAAAGCCTCACCGACGCCCTGATGCGGGGCGGCAAAAGCGCCTGGGAGTACATCAAGGGCCTGTTCCGCAGCATGGTGCTGCGGCCGATCATCCAGGCGGTGGTCAATCCGGTGGTGGGGGCCGCGCAGGCTGCCGTCGGGTCTGCTCTGGGCCTGTCCGCAGGGTCTGCGGCTGCAGGATCCGCTTTCGGAAATGCAGCAGGCGCGGCCATTGGGTCGGCCATCTTTGGCTCCAGCGCAGCCTACGGCGCGGCCATCGGCACCACAAGTGTGGCGGCAGGCTCCCAAGCAGCCATGCTGGCAGCGCAGACGGGCAGCTTTGGTGCAGCGGGTTTGACGGCCACCAGCAGCGCTGCCGCAGGCGCCGGCTCCGGCTTCATGGCCACGGCAGCTGCTGCAGGCCCTTACGTGCTCGCAGCCCTGGCCGTGCTCAACGCCGCGGGCGTCTTCCGCAGCAAGAAGATCGTCGGCGGCGGCCTCACTGGCACCCTGGGCGAAGGCGACATCGAAAGCTACGACCTGCAGCGCCGCGGCGGCACGCTGTTCAGTGGGCCGGACTACAGCATGGTCAATCAGCGCGTCAGCGCCGAGAGCCAGGCCATTCAGACCGCTTACGAGGCGCTGCGCACCAACGCCGTCAACATGGCTGAAGCCCTGGGCCTGAGCAGCGATGCGGTCAAGACCTTCACCACGCAGCTCGGCACCGACGTGCTGCACAACGACCTGGCCGCCCGCGGCATCAAGCTCGATGGCCTGACGCCCGAGGAGGCCGCGCAGAAGGTGCAGGCCGCCCTCAGTCAGGCCAATGAGGACTTGGCCGCCTTTGTGCTGGGTGCCAGCCGCACGGTCACCGAGACCATCACCACCAGCGTGGAAGACTGGGAAGAAAGCGAAAACGGCCGCTGGATGCGCGGCTACATCGACCAGGTCAGCCAAGTCACCCGCACCATCGAGGCCACCGGGCCCAGCTTTGCCCGCACGGGCGAGACCGCCGTGCAGACCCTCACGCGCCTGGCCAGCAGCATCAGCACCATCAACCCCGTGCTGGAGCTGCTGGGCCTGCAACTGTTTGACACCAGCCTGGCCGGCGCAGACCTGGCCAGCACCATGGCCGACGCCTTTGGCGGCCTGGAGAACTTCACCCAGGTCACGGCGCAGTACTACCAGGAGTTTTTCAGCGAAGCCGAGCGCACCGCGCACGTCACCGGCCAACTGACCGAGGCGCTGGGCGGCATGGGCATGACCCTGCCCACCACGCGCGACGCCTTCCGCGACCTGGTGGAAGCCCAAGACCTGACCACCGAGGCCGGCCGCAAGAACTTTGCCACGCTGATGCAGCTCAGCGGCACCTTTGCTGCCATCACGCCCGTGCTAGAGGAGGTGGCCGAAGCCGGCGAAACCGTCACCGAGACCCTGCGCAGCGCCGCCGACATCCTCAACGAGCGCCAAGGCCTCGAGCGCCAACTGCTGCAACTGCAAGGCGACACCAACGCACTGCGCGCCCTGGACCGCGCCGCGCTGGATGCCAGCAACCGCGCCCTGTTTGACCAGATCACGGCGCTGGAGGACAGCCACGCGGCTGCC